TCTTCAGATACTTCACCTCCGGATTCGAGGTTTTTCATCATGTTATACATAACTTCTGCGCCTTTGTCTATATCTCCTTCACCAGCATTTCTTACAGCGTCAGCTGTAAATACAAATTCATTTTTAGATAATCTTGCAGGCACATCATCAGCTTTTTCCATTCTACCCATGTCTACAAAACCACCTGTTTCTCTGTAATCTTTTTCTTTACCACCCATATCTAATAATGGCATAGTCTTTTTAGCTACAGGTTCTGCATCTTCTGTATCTCCACCCTCAGCCATTAACCTGTATGGATTACCTGATCTTTGCATAGCAAGATAAGGATTTCTTCTAATACCAGCTATATCTAAACCTTCTCCTCTGTATGCTTCTTTTTCTTCTTCATCGTCTCCTGTACCAATTCCTAGTAATGGTAATGCTGATAGCGCTCCTATACCTAATGCTGCTTTTTTAGCACCAGACATTCCACTAAAAAAATCTAACAATCCTCCAGATCTAGCTACAGTATCTCCAAATGTTTTAAATCCTAATGGCTTACCCATAATTAAATTTTTTAGACCTATTGCTTGAGGTTTAAAAATACCTGCTCCCTTTAATCCTCCGAATGCTCCCATACCAGAAAGATAACTACCACCTGCATATAACAATGCAGCTTTACCTATTGGTGACTTTGCAATTTTTTTAACAGCTCTTGTTGCACCTTTAACAGCTTTTTTTATTCCTTTTGCAACACCACCTAAAAATAATTGTTGTCTTATATCCTCATCCATAGAATCCATAATACCACCTTCAGCCATAAGTCTGTATGGAATTGCAGGATCAGTATCTACAACAGGATCTGTTGTGTTTGATTGTTGTTGAGCTGCATTTTGTTGTGCTAATAATTGTTCCATTGTTAAAACATTGTTACCATCATTATCTTGACTAATAGGATTACCATATGCATCTATTTCACCAGCCATTCTTGCTTTCATATAATCTTCATAATTTAAATTAGTTCTACCTGCTGGTACAACTTTTTGATTGTAAAATTCTAAATTATTTAAAGGACCAAATTTACTAGCAATTCTACCTATTAAAGTATTAGCAAATAAATTACTTAATCCTTTTCCTATTCTGTCACCAATAGTAGGGTTACCATAAAAATCTCCAATACCATCATATTGTCTTCTATTTGGTTGATACCCTTTATATCCTTCTGTAACACCTGTTTTCGAAGTTACATTAACTTTACCAGTCATAATATCAGAAGCTCTTTGTTTATTTTTATCAGTTTCACCAACTCTATTTCCACTATCATTTGGTCCACCTGGACTTGCATCATAACCACCAAGATCACCTTGTAATGAAGGAATATTATTTGGTCCTTTGTTTGCTTTACCATCTTCAAGACCACCATGCATGTTAAGTGAAATTAAAACTTGTTTTTCAGGTTCTGTAATATAAGCTAATTCTGTATCAGGATGATCTGGTGATGATTTCCATTTTCTAGGTGTTGTAACTTCTGGTTGTTTACCTAAATAATTAGGACCACCTCCTTGCATTGCAGGTTTTTCACTACCTTCTTTATACATTTGTCTATATTGTTGCGCGTTTGTAATTGCCATTATTCTTCGTCCTTGTCAGATGATGCACCTAACGCTGGCATCTTTGCTACTTTAATTTTTACAGATCTAGTTACATCTTCTCTAACTGTGTCTGTTTCTGGATTTGCAATATCGTCTTCTGCTTCTTTGTCAGAATTATATTCGTAATTTGTTTTTGTATTTCTTAAAACTATTTCAGCTTCACATTTAACAACAGGTACTTCTTTACCGTCGACTGTTATATATTCTACTGATCCTTCTTCTTTAAATGCCATATTAGTCCCTATTTATTTGTAGCACAGAAATGACCATATGTAACCTATTTCCTGTGGCTGCTTGTGCTTTTAAAATTTCGTTCTCCTGTATTATAAGGGGTTGTGATAATAACTCAATAGTTGTATTTGAGCCAACTGCCTTTGTTTTAAACAGGTTAAATACTGATGCTCCAGAGGTTAAGGTAACAGTAATTGTATCAGCATTACCAGAATCTTCAGATACCAAAATAGATTTAATTATACTAGTTGTTGCTGCAGGACTAGTATAAACTGTCGTGTTTGAAGTATCTGTAAAATCTGCTTTTGCGTTTGTATAAATATTAGCCACTTAAAAACCAAGAAATTCTTTCTTGCTCCTGTTTAAGCTCATCTAAAAATGTAGAATTTAATTGATCTTTCATCAATGTCAAAGCTCTGTTAATTTGTTTTTGGTTAGACACATCGTATTGTTGTTTTGGTTCTGGTATTCTTATGTTTATCTTAGTCATTATCTACGTCCATCTGGTTGTATGTCAACTCTAAATGTGCCAAATCTCCATGACTCACTGGCTGCATCATTTTCTATTTTAAAACTACAAAATCTACCACGTGCTCTTGTATCTTTTTTTGTAGTTGTAGATGTTATTGTAAAAGGACTATATGTGCTAGATGTAGATGATTGTTGTGGATATCTTTTTAATCCAATAGTTACTTTTGCATTTCCTTGTAATGTTTTAAAATCTGGTACAAACCTACGTAATGCAATAAATACTTCACCAGCAATTTTTGGTCCTGATGCTTGTCCTCTTTGATTTCTAGATCTTTGTTCTAAATCAAAATCAAATGATTGTATAAAAGAAGACACAGCAGTAGTTGTACCATTTGGATTTACTTGGTCTGTGCCTACTTCATGTTCAAAATATGTTGTTTGACCTAAACCAGTTTGACCTACAACAGCAGGAAACGTACCTGTACCTGTTGAATCATACTTAGTTGCATATGGGTTTGGATATATAGTTGCATCCATCCAACTTGTTCTAGCTTCTGTTCCTGTGTACCAAACACCACCAGGCACACCAGCAGATTCACCAAAATTAAATACAACATATTTATTATTAAAGTCTGAAGTAGAAGATGGATAATACCAAGTAATTTCTGTAAATAAATTATTTAGTCCTGCATTTACTTGTTGTCCTTTTGTTGTGTCAAAATTATCAAATACAGAATCTTCGACAGTGCAAGATAAAGATTTTACTGTACCATCAAACATAAAGAAACCTTTAGGACTTAACCAAAAAGCAGCACCATCTATTTCTACTACTGCATTCTGTCCAATCAATCCACAGTTAGTTCCTACTTGTTCAAATCCAAATGTAAAAGGAGATCCAATAAACTTCATTGTGTACAATGCATTGTCAGTCCATATCAAAATAACTTCTTTTGCTTTTAGTGCACCCATAATTTTTGTACCATCTTGTAATCTTTGTGTACCAGCAGTATTAGTTGCTGATGGTGCATAAGTGTTTATTGCTTCTTGGTCCGAGAACCGAATAAACATATCATCTTGTGTTGATGGTGTTCCTATAGTTGTTTCTGTCCCTAAATGAATTAAGTGTCTAGTTGTAGGTGATACAAGTGTAACTCTTGTTTTAGTTGGATTGTTTGTAGTTTCAAAATTAGATGTAGTTGTAGATGCACGTGTTGTTAGTCTTGCTCCAATACCTGAGTTCCATGTAAATGTTTTACCATTTAAAACTGTTGCAATTAATACTTCACCAAAATTACTTAATGACCAAAGACCTGGTTCTAGTGTAACGTCAGATGCTGCAGCTGCTTCACCCCAATTACCATTACCATATGGGTCCATACCCCAACCATAACCATATGTTTGTTCTCTTGGTCCAACAGGTTCATATGGTATTATACTTAAACTACCACCTGTTGATACTGTTCCGCTAGCATTACTTGATTGATTAATTGTAAATGTACCTGTTGTTGGCACAGATATAACTTGAAAATTTTTATCTTCAAAATCAGAATCATTAAAACCTGTACCACCAGGAAGTGTTACAGAATCTAATTGTACAATGTCTCCAACTTTTACACCATGAGCTGCTTTAGTAATTGTGCATGTTGGTGATCCATTTGTAGTTGCAATTGTTGCAGATGTTAATGTAGTTTTAACAGGTGTAATGTCATACAATTGACCTTCAAAATATAATAATAAAAATTTATCTGTTCCAAGGGCCACGTATCTATTACCATCGTTATCTACAAAAGCGTGTTGTTTTCTAACAACACCTACAATTGTATCTGTAGTAAGTGATGCCCATCCACCAACTTTTTCTGGCAGACCATATCTAAATCTTACATTGTCAGAATCTACCCAACGATTTTCTGCACCTGCTTCGGTGTCTTGTTTATCTATTCCGGGTTTAAAGTTTAACTCAATGAGAGCCACGTGTAAGCTCCTATATTTTATCTTTGTATACCCAACCTCTAGCTGTATTAACATAGACTAAAGTAAATGCTGCGCCGTTTACATTGACTACTAGATTTGATGCTGAGCCTAAGATGTTGGAACCATTTCTGCCTATGGTTAAGTTATTTGAATTAAAGAAATTTTTGCTATCTATAAAGTGTACTTCATCACCCACAGATGGCGAGGCAGGTAAATTTACAGTTACTGTTGATGCACTTGTATCTACCAATACTTGATCGTTAGCTACTGTAGTATATGTACCTGTTGTAGTTATATATCCTTTTTTTATAAGACCTAAATTAACATTTGTACCATCTGCATAAACTAAAACAGTTGATGCTACAGGCAATGATATACCTGTGCCTGATACAGTTTTAAATGTTAATGTAAATCTATTTGCTGATCTATTAGTTGCGTCTTCAACTACGTATACTCTTTCGACTGAATCTGGAACTGTTACAGTTCTGTTAGCCGCAAGAGTACCCGTTAGTTTTAAGTACAGGTTTTTACCATTTGATACAGCTCCGTTAGAAATCGCTAATGCTTGATCAGACGATGCTACATCTATTGCGATGTAACCAGATGAGGCTTGTTCTAATTGCTG